ATAGATAATGAAACTTAAACAAGTATTAGAAATACAACAAATATTAGGTAAAACTATACCTATTGACATGAACCACAAATGGGTGTATTATAGTGAAAGTCGTGAAGAGTGGGTAGACATCATGGAGTTAGATATAGTTCATGCGATTAGAATATTAAGATTGCATGTAGGAAGTGATAAATATCCACACATAGGAGATGTGCCTGATTGGGAAGAATTAAAATCATTATAGGAGATAACATGAGCAATGAAATATTAAAATATATAGAGGCTATAAATAAAGTTTATGCTAATAATCCACCAGTAATAGCTAATGAAATGGTTAAAATTATGACTGAAATAGCTATGCCTAAAACAAATAAAGAGGATAAAGATGAGCAACCAACACAATGAAAAAGAATTTGAAAAAATAATGCAAGAAGTAGAAGACCTTGATAGCAAAGGTTTATTAGAAGAAGAAATACAAACTGTATCTAAAACATATGGACTGCATGAAGATGATGACAGAGATGAAATATTATTTTTTATAGCAGAGAGTAATTTGCATTATGACACAGTATAAAGATAAAGTTCAAGCTCAAAGAGAAAAACTTGAACAAGAAAAATTAGATAATCAAGTAACATCTATAGACTGTAGATATGCTAATGGTAAATGGACAAAGATGATTATTTGTTATGGAAATGGTAAACAAGTTACGCAATATAACGACAAAAGAAAAAAGGATAAAATAGAATGGCTATAAGAAAAACAATACAAACTATAGAGCATGTTAAAAAGGTAACATCACAAGGCACAGGAGGGCGTTCTAGGGGTGTTAAAATATCAACAGCTCATATGAACAAACATAAACGCAGAAGTTATAAAGCATATAGAGGGCAAGGAAGATGAGAGTATTAATTAAATCATACGGAGATGTGAGAATTTTTTATGATAAAATTTTTTGTTATAAAAGATATCATGTTTTATGGGAGGGCGAAGATAGACTTGAAACCTATTCAGGTTTATGGTATAATGAGAAACAAGTAATTAAATTAGTGGAGGATAGATTGCTATGAATATATTTTATTTTTATGATAGTCCAATAGATTCAGCAGAAGCACAACCTGATAAGATGTTAGTAAAAATGCCACTAGAAACAGCACAGATGTTATGCACAGCACATAGAGAGTTAGATGGCGATGAATATGCTGATGAAGTAGGTTTATATAAAAGAGCTTATTGGAATCATCCATGCACAGTATGGGCAAGAGAATGTAGTCAAAATTATTCATGGTTATATGCACATTTTTTAGCATTAGGTATGGAATACACTTATAGATATGGTAAAGAACATGCAAGTATTATTAAATTAGCTAAACCTTTAATGCAATTTCCAAAAAATATAAGACAAGGAGCTATGACACCACCTGCACAAGCTATGCCTGATGAGTACAAAAATGATGACCCTATCAAAGCATACAGAGATTATTGTACCCATGAGAAACACTATGCTAAATGGGAAAAAGGTAGAGCTAAACCTGATTGGTGGACATTGGAGGTCGCATGAAAGCTACACTAACACGGGAAGAATATAAAGATTTTACTGAGAATGTAGATAAATTAAAACAGCTAGGAAACATTACAGTTCCACATGCTGTAGAGTTCAAGGGAGATTTAATAGAAGTATCTTTATTGGAAGATGTAAATTTAAATCATCTTGATAATTTGTTAGATAAATTTAAGATAGAGGGTTGACAAGGTCGGCGATAAGTTTTATAATGTATTTAGCAACAAACTAAAAGCCAAACTAAAAGGAGAAAATATATGGCAATACAAGAAGGACTAGCCTTTTGGGCTAGTGTAACTAGACCTAATACTAAGTATGAACCTGTTTATACAGTAGACTTAGTAATAGAAGATAGTGAAGCTTCAGACTTTGAATCTAGAGGTTTCAAGGTTAAAGACCTTGTTATCAACGGAGATAAAGTTGGTAGAGCAATCACTATAAAAAGAAAAGTGAACGGTCCAAATGGATTAGTTCGTACACCACCTAAGTTAGTTGATGCTAACAAAAATCCAATGGATGAATTAGTTGGTAATGGCTCACGAGTTAAAGTACAGTTTAATGAGTGGGAAGTTGAAAATAAATACGGTAGCTTTAAAGGACTTGATTTTCAAGCTATGCAAGTATTAAATTTAATTAGCTACAAGTCTGGAGACGGAGACGAGTTCGAAGCTTTAGAGGGTGGCGAGGAGTTTTAGTTATGATAATAACTATTAAAAATGAAAACGGAACTTCTGTTTTTGACGTATCAAAAGTAGAGGATGAAAATATTAGAACTCAAGCTAACATTATTATAAATAAAGTAGGACAGCTTGAAGTTTTATCAGAAGCTTTAAACTTTACCAGTTCTCAACACAGGGCAAATCTCGAAGCCCTCTTGAAGGATTGTCCTGAATCTCTGGTAGAAGTTGAAGAAGAAGAAGTCGCAGAAGAAACAACAGATTCTGAAGACTAATTCGTATCTCCAAGTGAGAGGTTAGCGTAAAATGTGGATAGCTATTAAAGTATAAATCCAGTTTGGCACAGTAGTCCATACATAGTATCGGCTTAGATGTCATATGAACAACGCCTCTCCATTTTAATTTTAACAGAGGGCAAAAATGCAAAATAAATTTATAAAATATCATGTGCCGTGTCCTGAGTGCGGTAGTAGTGATGCAGTTTCTGTCAATCAAGACGGTTCTGCAAAGTGTTTTAGTTGTGATAAGTTTTATCCAAAATATGAAAGAGGTACAATGTCAATGGAGCAATATACAAAACAAAAACAAATGACTAATGAAAGTAATATTCATGGTGGTATATATGCAAAACTTAGTGATAGAAGTATTTCAAAAGAAACAGCTCAGAAGTATGGAGTTAAAGTTGTTTATGATTCAGCAGGACAACTAGCTCAACATTTGTATCCTTTCTTTATTAACAATGAACAATGTGCTACTAAAACTAGATACATAAAAGATAAAAGATTTTCTTTTAATGGTTCTTTACAAGAGACAGGATTGTTTGGACAAAATTTATTTAAAGAAGGTGGAAAATATTTAACCATAGTTGAAGGAGAGTGTGATGCTATGGCAGGATATGAATTACTAGGGAGTAAGTGGGCAGTTGTATCAATTAAAAGAGGAGCTGCTTCTGCTGTTAAAGATGTAAAAGAAAGTTTAGAATATGTAGAAAGTTTTGATAATGTAGTAATTTGTTTTGATAAAGACAAGCAAGGACAAGAAGCTGCAATTAAAGTAGCTACTATTCTTAAACCGGGAAAAGCAAAGATAGTAACTTTACCTAATGGATATAAAGATGCTAATGATATGCTTAAACAAGGCAAACATCAAGAGTTTACTAAAGCTTGGTGGGATGCAAAGCTATACACACCTAGCGGTATCATTAGAGTTTCACAAAAACAAGAAGACTTTTTTAACAGGGAAAAGAAAGAGAGTATTAAGTTTCCATGGAAAGGTCTTAACAAAAAGTTATATGGTCTAAGACAAGGAGAACTCTTAACTCTTACTGGTGGTACAGGACTTGGTAAGTCTAGTATTACAAGAGAGCTAGAGCATTGGTTAATAAATCAGACTAATGATAATGTAGGTATCATAGCTTTAGAAGAAGACTGGAAGAGAACAGTTGACGGTATTCTTTCTATCGAAGCTAATGCTAGATTATATATTGACCAAGAAAGAGAAAAGTTTAGTAAAGATACTTTAATGAATATGTATGATAATGTATTTAAAGAAGATAAAGTATTTGTTCATGCTCATTTTGGAACTAATGAGATTGATGATATCTTTGCAAAGCTTAGATATTTAATTGTTGGATGTGATTGTAAGTGGATAGTAGTTGACCATTTACATATGTTAGTTAGTGCAGTACATGAAGGAGACGAGAGAAGAGCTATCGATTCTATTATGACAAGGCTAAGAAGCTTAGTAGAAGAAACCGGAGCAGGTTTAATATTAGTATCTCATTTAAGAAGAGTAGACGGTAACAAAGGTCATGAAAATGGTATTGAAGTTTCTCTCTCTCACCTTCGTGGGTCTAATAGTATAGGACAACTATCTGATTGCGTTATAGCACTTGAAAGAAATCAACAATCAGATGATGAACTTGAAGCAAGGACAACAAAGCTTCGTGTATTAAAGTCAAGATACACAGGAGATGTAGGAATGGCTACTGCTTTAGTATATGATAAAGATACTGGTAGGTTAGCTGAACATGATGTATCAGAATTTGAGGTAGAAGATAATGCAATTAGTATTTGATATAGAAACAGACGGTCTTTATTTTGATGCTACTAAGATATGGTGCTTAGTAGCTATAGACCAAGATGATAAAGTATATTCATTTAGAGAAGATGAAATAGAAAAAGGTATAGAATTATTGAAGTCTGCTGATAGAATAATAGTTCATAATATAATAGGTTTTGATATCCCTGTAATTAAAAAACTTACAGGAGTGAACTTACATGACCATACTAAATCTTTAGATACTTTAACATTGTCTAGATTATTACATCCTACTAGAGAAGGTGGACACAGTTTAGAATCTTGGGGTTGGAAACTTAATTGTTTAAAATCAGATAAGCCAGACTTTGAAGAATTTTCAGAACAAATGTTACAATATTGTATTCAAGATGTTAAACTAAATAAACTATTATTAGATAGACTTAGAGAAGAAGCTAGAGGATTTTCTAAAGAATGTATTGAATTAGAACATGAAGTATGTAAAATATTACAAGAGCAATATGAAACAGGTTTTTTATTTGATGAACAAAATGCTATGATGCTTTTAAGTTCTCTGAATAAAAGAAAAGCAGAAGTAGAAAAAGAGGTACACGCTACATTTAAACCTAAATGGGTGGACGTTAAAGAAGTATTTCCTAAATTAAAAAAAGACGGTACTTTATCTAAGTCAGGACTTACTAATATTGAATACGAAGAAAGGGTAGAAACAAAAGACATTAAACCTTTTATGAGGAAAGAACTTAAAGAATTCAATCTTGGTTCAAGACAACAGATAGGAGAGTATTTAAAAGATTTTGGATGGAAACCTAAAAGATTTACACCTACTGGTCAGCCCATTGTAGATGAAGGTACACTTAAAAAAATTACACATATTCATGAAGCTCAACTTATAGCTGAATATCTTTTATTACAAAAGAGAGCAGCTCAAGTAGAATCATGGGTAGATGCTTGTCAAACTGACAGTAGAGTTCACGGTAGTGTTATGTCTACAGGAGCTATAACTGGTAGAATGACACATAGGAATCCTAATATGGCTCAAGTACCCGCAGTTCATAGTCCTTACGGTAAGGAATGTAGAGCTTGTTGGGTTGTGCCAGAGGGTTATAAGCTTGTAGGAATAGATGCAAGTGGTTTAGAATTAAGAATGTTAGCACACTATATGGCTGACAAGGAGTATATAAATGAAATTTTACACGGAGACATTCACACAACTAACCAAAAATTTGCTGGACTTAAATCAAGAGATGAGGCAAAAACTTTCATATATGCCCTCATATACGGAGCAGGAGATGAAAAGATTGGAAGTATTATTAAAGGAACTAGGGCAGAAGGTAAAGCATTGCGAGAACGCTTTCTTAGTAGTCTCCCAACACTTAGAACTCTTAAAGAACGAGTTGAACGAGCATCGGGGAAAGAATACTTAAAAGGATTAGACGGTAGAAAAATATATGTTAGACATAGACACGCTTCATTAAATACTTTACTACAAGGTGGGGGTGCTATAGCAATGAAAAAAGCTATGTGTATTTTAAATGATTACATTAAAGAAAATAAAATAGATGCTAAAATAGTTGCTAACATTCACGATGAATGGCAAATTCAAGTTAAAGAAAGTCAGTCTAGTAAACTCGGAGAACTAGGAATAAAATCAATTCAACAAGCAGGGGAGTATTTTAATATGAGATGTCCTCTTAATGGTGAATATAAAGTAGGAGATAATTGGAGTGAAACGCACTAAACATTGTGATAGTCGTAAAGGAGACATGGCAGAGTACTATGCTGTGACTTGGCTCTGGGATAACGGCTACGAAGTATTTAAAAATTGTGGATGTACAGGACTAGCAGATTTAATAGCTAGAGATAATAAAGGTAAGTTAATTTTAATTGATGTTAAAACAGCACAACCACAAATTCATAAAAGTAAAAATAATAATTATACAAAATGTACTGGTAGAACTAAAGAACAAGTAAAA